CCCTGACAGCCTATCCTCTTGCTCTGATACCAAAATGTTGTCTGTGTTGTTACTATCTGTATTGATTGTTTGAGCAGGCAGTATTTAACCTATGCGCTATATGCCTATTTGACGCTAGGGTTTGGGTTGATCTGGTCTATCTGCGGCTAAGCGTGACCTCCTGATCAGTAACGGTAAAAACCGCTGTCACACGACATCAATACGCCCTGTCCACTTCATTCGATCCCACTCAAAATCCGTGCGTATGTGCGCAAAGATCACCATGGAGTAACACGTCCCCTGTAGGCCGCTTGGTTATCCTCCCTGGTAGTCGTAAGCACTGCAAAGCCGTGCCTTCTGCTCTCCTCTATGATACGAGGCGCCCACGTATCCCAAACTTCCCTGGGGTGCGCTGACAACTCTATCAAAGCCGTGTCAATGTTGGTTTGCGTGATGCTCTCCAGCAAAGACTTATTCATGCACCACATGGGAATCTCCAGAATAGTCTGAAGATCCAATGGCGCATACCAGTGACCATCCTCATACCTAAACGTGCGCTTAAGAAAGCTCACATCCTGCAGTGAACGGACAGTGGAAACCTCCTCATCGTCCTTGTTCTCAGTCGTGTACGTCAGGCCCATACGCCTAAACGCTGCTGTCAAAGTGTGCTGATTCACCTTATCCACAGAGACGTCATCGTCGCCAATGGCCAACAAATTGTCATCCCCATACACGTAGAGCTGGTTGTGCGTCAAAAACCTGACAGGTGAAGTACGAGTGATCAGAACCCATGCATAGTGGAAAAGTACCATGTTGGCAATAGAATTGATGACAGATGTCATTGGGTGGCCCGAAGGCAAGCCCTTGTGCCACTCATACATCAAATTGCCTCTGATATGCCTGGAATTGACCACTTCTAGCCACAAAATACGTCTGCCTGTGTTGTTGGCGTCAGATCCATACCACATCTCAATGATCTTGTAGACCGACCACAGAACCTGTGAAGACAAACTGCCATCAAAGTTCTTGAAATCTCCGGCCACAACCGTATCCTGGCATCCAGCGGAAACAATCTGCTCGGCTATGCAGACCCACTCCTTATATTGGTTGATACCAATGCATGGTGGAAGGGCCACACGGTT